GGTACTCACAATAGCATATGTTGGACTTGCAAAGGAGTCGTTGGTCGAAACGTCAATTAGTAGTCCGGTACCCGCAGTTGCTGCAAATGGCCCAAGGGTCGTTGCAGTGACATCTTGTACCGCACCCACCGCAACCGTGACTGTCTTAGTCAACTTCATCGGAGACGAACTGTCACCAAAGAGAAGATCGATATCGAATGTATCGACACCGTTCCAGTTACTATCAGGGGTGTACTTATATTCACCTGTTGCAACTATTACACCGGATGCACTTGTTACCAACTTACCGTATGTCACTGTCGCGGTACCATTATCTGGGGTATTAGTACCCAAGGATAGACCATGAGTATCCAGAGGTACATTGACCATTTGGAAGTTCTCTATGGTAACTGGCGTGTCCTCTAGTGTTGATGTTGCAAGAGGGGATGCAGTTGCTGCACTGTCTTGAATACCATACAACTCATCTCCGTTCATCTGAAGATTGTCTATGTCATATTGTGTGATGATAGGCGCAGCAGGGTTGATAGACTTGTACATCGATACCTTCATTTCGAAGTCGAGGGTATAGATTACTGTACGTCTTGATTCTAGTGCCGCCTCAAAGTCATCTGAGAAAGTAATACCTTGTAGAATTACTGGGACATCTTCTTTTACACCAGAGAAATCTTCGAGAGGTCTCATCGTTATAGTGTAAGAAGGTGTGAAGTAAGGTAGTATCTGTTCAACGATCTGTAACGCATCGTCCTGTCCCTTCGAATATATATTCAACTGAAAGTTGATGTTATAGGGTACGGGAGTAAACACCTGTGTGGACTTACCAAATGTCGAAGACGGTATAACACAATTGTTTACTTTTGGCAACTGTCTCTGTGCATCATAGTTCATTGCCACAATCTCAAAGGACATGCGAGGCAACTTAACTGCGATCTTACGTTCACCCTGTTCACCTGCTTTATTCATTGCATCAATGCGAGAGATAAAGTCTCGTGCGGGTGCGTAGGACAGTGGTACCTTTACCTGAGATATGGTTGCACCACTAGAGTTCTTTCTCAAAACGTTTACGTTATTGAAAAGAGAACCGAATACTGCAACCGCAGAACGAATGCGTTGATGATAGAAATGATTACCGAACATTATTCAGGATCTCCGAAAGGATTGTTTTCTGAGAAGTCTAAGAACCCATCCCCAATTGTATCAAAATCATCGTTCATCGCACCGTCTTGTAGGTCGTGTGTGACAGGAGTACCAGTAGGTGCTACACTAGTGCCAGTTGTTTGACCAACTAAGGTTGAAGTATTACTCCAATCATGGTACTCTCCATCTGTAGCGCCAGAGTGAATCAGATAAAGGATACCATTGGCATCGTCGTGATCTTGAACCTCACCAACCATTGTGTATGTACCATTGTTCTGTTGAACCTCTTCACCAATTTCAAAGGTAACGCCAGTAGGTATGTTGATCTTCACAGAATATGCGAGTTTCTCAACAGTGTTAACCTCTGCGACATTAGTATCAAAGTCTTCGTCATTATACTCAAAGAGTTCACAACGCATCTTAAAGATAGGGAGATTCTTCAACTGGTAGAACGGTTGTTCAGTCTCTACCCGTGTAATTTCAAACATAGATTCAGAAAGTGTGAGGTATATTAGATCACCCTCTCGTGGTCGATAGAACTCTTTTACGCCGGGGTTGTTTTCATAACGTCCGACCTGATTCAACCAACGTCTACGCGACACCACAAAGGTCGCTGCGTCACGGATCTCGATACCAAACTTCGAGAAGAGATCACCCTCTCCATCGAAACCTTCAGTATTCTCTACGTACATTTCGATCTTATACGCGTTCTCAAAGCGACTCACAGAATCGTCCTGAAAGATACCATCACGTTTAACAAGTTCACGGGGAATATAATATACGTCTTGACCGTATATCTTTAAGGACTCTATGATTATATCTTCATAGAGTGCCTGTTCATTATGTGTTCCCTGCTTAAAATAGGAATTGACTGCCATTCGTTACCCCACGAAAAAGTCAGGTGGAGACTCGTGTTCTAGTCGCATCTTCTCTTCTAGTCTGAGAAGTTCTTGGGTAGCATCTTCGTATAACTGACGACCATTCATTGTCACACCACCGGGCAATTGTACACCCTCAAACTTGATAAGGTTTGCACCCCACTGTTGTTTGATTGACTGTGTCGCATAGTCTCTCAGGAAAATATCATTCCATACGTTATAACTGCCACCATCAACCCATTGATATGCCTCTGCAATGAGGTAATCGCCTACCTTCAGATCTTCGTCTTCGAAGTTACCGTGTAGGTAAAGTCTACGTTGATTACGAGAAAATGTGGTGATGGGTTGTCCTTCCAAGATGTTGTCAAGGAAGTTAAGGTACTGTTCTAGTTGATAGTAATATGCCATACCACCGGAAAAGTTCAGGAAGTCTCCCATACTATTCAACATCAACTGATACTTAATATCGAACATGTTGACGCCCGACATAATATGTCCGAATGGGAAAACTCTTGTGATAAAGGGTATGTCCGAACTTATTGGAATCCAACCGTTATCAACATCATCCTGTGTTACTTGGTGTTTCATAAAGATACGAACTGTCGCATCATCATGAAACTCCCTGTACATAGCTAACGCATCATCCACGCGATCTTCTATTTGATCAGTGTCAACATTGATTTCTATAACTGGTTGACCTAGCCGACGTAGACAATAGTCGATCAGAGTATCCCTTGATGTTACCGCTGCCATTTATTCTTACTCCAATTAGTATGCTAACTATTTATGCACCCCACAGGACGGATCCTGCGGAATCAAAAATGATTAGTTGGTTATTATTGGCATCAAAGAAACCTACTGATCCTTTCACAGAGTCCGCAGTAAGTGACGCACCGTTGATCAAGATATCATTGTTGGTAGAGTCCCCGCGATCTGTAACGTCCTGTAGATTATCCACTTCGGTTGCAGAAAGAGACGCAAAGGTTCTCTGTGCAACACTGTCTGAGGCAGTCAGTACAAGTACAGTAGTAGTTTCGTTGTTAGTAGGTAGATTGTTTGCAGTAATACCACCCTTCAAGAATACTTGGTTAGTCGTAGAATCACCACGGTCTGTTACAGACTGTAATGTATCTTGACCAAGACCCGCATCATCAACAAGGTTTGCAAACGATCGTATACCAACACTGTCAGTAAGTTCGTTAAGAACCAGAAGACTAGTAGTAGTTCCATCACTCTCTGCTTGGGTCATAGACAGACCCGCAATAGTGATTGATCCTGTAGTAGAGTCACCACGATCAGTTACGGTCTGTAACGTATCCGCACCAATGTCCGCCTCAATCGCAAGAGAGGCAAATGATCGTATACCCACACTATCGGTGGTAGTATCTAATACAAGAAGATTGGTCGAGTTTGGATCACTATCGACTTCAGAGATTGTCAGACCACCCGCACGGACATTGTCGCCTTGTGCAATCAATCCCGCATCAGATGCGAGTTCTGAGAAGGATCGTATGCCAACACTGTCGGTAGTTTGGTTTAGAACAAGTACTATGTTAGTGAGAGGATCACTGTCTGCAACTGTAATGGACAATCCACCCGCAGTGATATTATCACCTTGAGTAATCAGTCCTGCTTCTGCCGCGAGACTCTGGAAAGATCTTTTACCAACAGAGTCGGTGTTTAGATCTAGTACCAAAATCTGATTAGTTGTACCTATAGAGTCTGCTGCGGAGATCGTTAAACCACCAGCAGAGATATCGTCACCATCCGCAATTAATCCTGCATCGTCTGCAAGGTCACCAAAGGATCTCTTACTTACGGAGTCTGTGTTGAGGTTGATAACTAATACTTGGTTGGTTGTTGCATCACTGTCTAACGCTTGGATACTCAAACCACCCGCAGTGATATTATCACCTTGGGATATCAATCCTGCTTCTGACGCAAGACTCTGGAATGATCGGATACCAACACTGTCTGTATTTAAGTTAAGAACAAGGATCTGATTGGTGTCAGAGTCACTGTCTCTTGCAGATATGGTTAACCCACCTGCATTAATATCATCACCCTGTGCAATTAATCCTGCTTCGGTTGCAAGGGAGTTAAAGGTTCTCTTACCAACACTGTCCGTAGTTTCGTTTAATACCAGAACTGTACTAGTACTATTATCACTCTCCACTTCTGTGATGGATAGACCACCAACCGTTGCAGCGTCACCTTGTGCGATCAAACCTGCGTCTTCTGCAAGAGAACCAAACGATCTCTTACCAACACTATCTGTCAGAAGGTTGCGTACCAATAACTCTGTAGTCGTGGGGTCAGAGTCTAACGCACTGACCGACAAACCACCGATTGTGATTGCAAGATTAGTAGAGTCTCCACGTTCGGTGATAATCTGTAATGTGTCCGCACCGAAATCACTCAACGAGGCAAATGATCTGATACCAACACTATCTGTAGTAAGGTCAAGAACCAGAATACTTGTGGTGTTGGGATTACTATCTGCAACGGTAAGACTTAAACCACCCGCTGAGATCGCATCACCTTGAGAGACAAGACCCGCATCCGCAGCAAGTGATTGGAAGGATCTCTTACCAACACTGTCTGTAGTCTCATTGATAACAAGTACAGAGGTTGTGGTTGGGTCACTATCGACATCTGTAATTGTAAGACCACCAGCGGTAATCTGGTCACCCTGAGATATAAGTCCTGCCGCATCTGCGAGACTCGCAAACGAACGTAGACCAACACTATCTGTCAGTTCATTCAGAACCAGAAGACTTGTTGTTCCACCGTCCGACTCTGCGCCGGTAAGACTCAGTCCACCAATAGTAATTGCTAAAGATGTAGAGTCACCCTTGGTTACTACTGCGTGTAATGTATCTGCACCCCCACTATCACCAATCAGTTCTCGTAGACTTATAAGTCCTACCGAGTCGTTGATACCGGGATTACGGAGTGCAAGGATCATCCTCTCACTGCCACCAATCGCAGAATCTAAAGAGTTACCTCTAAATATTAATCCGTTAAGTGTAGGTTGAGATGTGAAACTACGGGTACCGGAGACAGTCGATGTAAAGACCGCACCATCAGCAATAGGCAGACCCGCATTGGGTTCCGCCTGAGAGATGTCGAGAAACGTATACCGATCAGAATCTAGTTTGTCTAGATCTCTTGCCCGTATCTTCCCGCTGAGTTGATTAAGTCTTTTAATTGCCATTTACTTTATCCGTTTAGGGACTCCAGATAGGAAAACGTGAACTTAGTGTTAGGATTAGCAGCGCTGTTATTGAAACACCGTATTTTATTACCCTGTTGTACAATCAACTTACCGGTGATTAAACCAGCTGCATCATTAGGTTGTACTTCGAAGTTCTTTACTAGTTCCGTCTTCACATCTGAGATCGTGTCGTGGTGTTGTAGAGTGACTTTTTGAACGTCAGTCTCTGATATATTTGCGACCTGCGCCATCAGAACGATTGCAGTAATACCGTTCGGACAGGTATAAACTACATCGGAATCACCAACGAATCCGGTTCCGAAGTCTACTAATTCTGCGGTAGATGTTTTGAATGTATTTAATGGGATTGCCATGTTGTTTAACCCTCAAGAGCGAGTATGTAAGGTGTTAGAATTGCAAACAAAGATCGTTCAAAGGTCTCACCTTCAATCCGTCCTGCTGCTCTGTTAATTGTTAAGTCTGCACCAATGCGGAAGTCACCTAACTGATCCGTACTTGTGAATACTACAAGACCCTCTTGGTTCGCAGAGTCAAACAAAACTTCACGTGCGCGACTAGGTATACCACCGTTCTGGGGTATTGCAGTGAAGGTGTTCGTACCTGCACCCACATACTCAAAGGTATGAGAAGAGGTAGTGATTTGAGAACGTTGATGGAAGTTTACGTTCTGTCCACCCGAATAATTATCATTGTTCAGGGGTGGTTGGAAGGTAACATCGTAAACACCCGGAGACACCGAGTCTACTCCGGTGACAGTATAGAAGAAGTCTTCCTCGTCCAGTTTCATTGCATCGTTATAGTTGGGTTTCTTATAGGCACCAAGTTCAGTCAGGTAACTATATGAGTCCAGATTTAAAAGGTTCTCAATACGAACCGTATCAGTAAAGATGGCATAATCAGAATCCAGTTGACCTCTATAGAGAGATGGACTAGATCCAGATGCAACTAAACCAAAGTCACCGAAAGATGCATTGGAGTTAGCAATAGAACATTGACCACCAGACTTCGCCTCAATAGAGGTTGCAGTTGAGATGGTGAACATAGATACCAACTGTGCATAACCACGATTCAGTAACTGCACACCGAAACCGGCAGCATTGTACTGAGTGAATGCATCTGATACCATAGACCTCAGACCAGATGCCTTAGATCCATCGATACGCATACCCACACCATCTGTGGTAATAGACGTACAGTTCTGTACATACGGAGACTGAACGATGAATGGCCCTGCGCCTGGCGAGTCAACATTTGGGTCGAACGATACACATGCAGCAAGATTCTGGTGATCTCGGAAGGTCACGTCTTTAATGAATGTACCGTTGTCCATATAGAATAGATCCGAGTCTACATTCTGAGGACGAATAGTAACTGTTCGTAGGTTATCCCCTACGATTGCAGTCTTGGGTGGTAACTTCAACGGGTTGTTGATCGCATAGTCACCAGACTTCAAGAAGACTGTGGTATCACCTGTAGTCTGTGCACGTCCGACAGACTGAGTGATGATAAGAGATTCTAATAGTTTGGTTGCAGTAACTGCACTACGCAAAGCCACACTAACACCACGTGACACGTAGTTGGGTGGTACCTTGGTGGGGATATTATCAAGACTATCCTCATTGATCGCAGAAGTAAAGATACTAACCAATTCATTCTTGACTAGATTACCTTCGACAGCAGTCGCAAAGTTTCCACCGTTACCACCACCAACAGAACCTGCCGCGAGGTTAGACGATAAGGAATTGCGGAACAACTGATCTATAATGACTGCAAGGTGTGTGTAGGAAGCAACTGACTGTGCTTGTTGTGCAGCCGGTAACTGACTCACTCCATCTACGAAGTATGACTGTGTGATGATATGAGTAGCATGAGTACCACCGTACATTAAATCAAACGATAATGCATCTACAATGAAACCAACGTCACGACGACATTTAGTTTCGTTGTAAGTCAAAGAGGGGTAGTTCGCAGTTATATACGCAACTACCTCATCTTTAAGATATGCGCGATTGGCACGTAGTATAACTACCGCATCATCCGCGTCTGGTGTGGGGAGTACTGAGGGTTCTGGGAAAACAAGAGTGTCTGCCGCAGTCTCAGTGCTCGTAGCACCATTCACTAGTATATCGACAACTTCTGACCAGTGACGATTGTTTCTTTGAAGTGCACCATCAACACCGGCAGAAGATTTTACTTCTGGAACGGATGCAACTGCACCTTTTGCCTCATTGAAACCACTTCGGGTTGCAACGAGTTGTTGTGCTTGTACGACACCTGCGGATGCACGTTGATACGACAATCCAGATGTGACTGCATTATAGTTTGTACCGAATGCAATATCGTGGTATAGACCATCGAAAATGATTCCGAAGTCCCTACGACATTTTGCCTCATTGAAGGAGAATGACTGTTGTGTAGTAAGGAAGGATACCGCAGAATCGACCGTTGAGAATGCATCTGCAAGCGAAGTACCTAGGTTACCCTTTCGACCCGACTTGGACACATAAAATACGTTATCGACTTTATCGTCACCGACCTGAATGATATCGACTGAACCGTTAACATCCTGTTTGATGTACATCTTACCATCATGGGTGTTGATCGCAATTTCACCCAGTTGGATGTCCGCGATGCCGGGCCGTCTACCTTCTACAGCTGATTTTTTTTGTAACTGAGTAGTATTTGTCATAGTTATCTATTTATTAGAACGTTCCGCCGTCATTAACGATTATAGAAACCGCACCAGAATCACCAATATTAAACTGGGCGGAGTCTAGACTCACGATACCAGCATTGGTGAACGTTGCGAACTCAGCAAGAATAACGAGTCTGCCATTAGAGTCTTGCGCTATGTCAATACCTTCACCCGCTTTCAAAACATTTATCAGGTTGGCTGCGAGATCTTGAATGTCGATGTTTCCAACATTTAGAGTACCGATTCTTGCTGAATCAACCTCTAAGTATTTTGTGTCTGTCGTACCAAGTACAGTTAGATTACTGTCAATGTTTAATTGATCAATCGCTCTTGCGGAGTCAACTATAAGTGCAGTATTGGGGGTGTTGATACCGTGGGTGTGGTTAAGTAGATCTGTGAAGTACTTACCACCAATAACATCTATTCGGTTTGCAAGTTCTGTTTGATCCGATCCTACACCAAAGTATAGTCGATCACCACCATTACCACCACCACCTGTAGAGGGATCTGGTAAGTATGAGTATGCTAGTTCACCACCTCGGAGTCCAGTAGGAATACCAGAGTCACCGGAACGCCGTATAAGGATATATCCACGTTCAGAATCTCGGTTAAAGACTAGTCCATCAATAACCTGTCCTGATCGCAATAATTTAGAATTGACAAGAACCCCATCACTATCTACAATCAGAAGATCGCCTTTAGTAATGTTAGTTGTTGTGATTCCTATAACGTCGTTAAGGAGTGTGGAGTTAGATACAAGAACGTTCTTGGTAGGAGTACCGACAACGATCTTTAAGACCTGTGCCTCGTCTCCTACTACGACCTTATAATTTGATGATTTTCTCTGCTCAGACATCTGTTATTCCTATGTCACTGCCGGATTAACAGAGATCAATCCCTGCAAGACGCGTTGGATAGTTGTACCATCACTATCCGATTGTGATATCTCTACATCAAAAACATAACGTCTTCTGTGATTCAATGCATCTGTTTGTGCATTTGTCAAAGACAAGTTTACGATCCCATCGGTTGCGGGAGATGCGACCAACGCAGTAAAAGAAACTTTATCTGAATCACTCACGTCATGACTAGTCGCAAGTTTACCTGCTGCTGTGAAACCAGTCAGGTCTTTTGTAGATCCGTTTTTATTGACGAGATAAAGGTCGATTGCGACATCGGTTCCCTGATCGATCGTGAGATCTTCGTAATATGCCATATAGAACTTTCCAAGAATTAAAGTGTTTTATATGGTTTATTTATACGTTTTAATCTTCACGAATGTCGTCAATGATCCAGTTTTGAAAACCAGATGACAATTCAGATCTATCCAAAGTAAACGCAATAGTCATTCTCAGACCCTTGCCGTGGTTTCTTGCACTATGATACAATACATTATCCATACCATCTTTGTATGAACCGAAGAATCCTGCCTTACATTGCCATCCTGTTACGTCTGGTATTGTTACCATTTCTTTCTTGACAGGATCATAGTGTCTCCAGAAACCTTCACCCGTTTCTGAATAGGTAAAGATGAAGTTATATGCAGACGCATTCGCGTTGTTGTGCCAAGATATGTAACCATGTTCAGGTGGATAGACCGTGAACAATGCGTTCTTCTTTAGATTTAATTGAGTCTGAATCTTTGCGTAGAAGTCAGTGATACGTACACCAACCTCATCTGCAATGTCTGCGGCTTCGGGTACAAAGTTCAATCCATTTGAACCAAAAGAATGTGCGACGATTACTTCCGGAAAACCCCCATGTGCTTTGCCTTCAGATTTGGTCTGTTCAAAGTATGATATACCTGTGAAGCGTTCCATATGTTCTTTGGTCGCAACGTGTTTACATGACAGTTGAACCGACTTATAATGATCATCCTTCAGTAACCATAAGGTTTCATTGAGGATATCTTTTGCAAAGTCATTGAGAGGTATGTCTCTCATGAGAGGGCCGCCGTCGGTGAAGTTCATCTATAGGATTCCTGTTTCGCTGTTGCACTTGAGTAATGTCGAATCACAATAGGTTCTTTATTATGGTTCAACTCTGCTTTGTATTTAGAGTAGTAATTCCAACGTGCATCGTCCTCCATAATACCCACACTCAAATCATTACAGAACCTCTCATCTTTATTCACCAACCACCACAAAGAAAATTGATCCCATCGTTTGAATGAAGCAGGATAGTTTTCTAAATCCTCAGACCCGTCTGCCTTCTTTGGCCA